TGTCCTTGTACACTCCGGAGAATTGCATCTTCCGAACATCATTGTCGGTCATCTTTAAGACATGCGTAACGCGTGGGGCCGTAGCCAAATCCGTAGCTGAATAAGAAACCACCACGTCCTGTGCAGGAACGAACTCCGCTACCGCACGAGCTTTTAGTGGATCAAAATAAACTTTCTTAAACGTAGATCCAGACAAGGGAAGATAAAACAGCATCTGATCCATCCCGGGATCGTACTCCTCCATCACCTCCATGATCTGGTAATTCATAAAGTGCTTTACACGCTGGGCCTGATCCTCACGCTTCTGATCCTGCACACCTATGATCTGTGTGCGAACCGGACCACCCGCAGGTAACAATTCCTTGTATGCCTGTGCCTGAAACTGTGTGACGCTTTCGCTGATTAACGGGTGCGTGACCCCACTAGCGCCTTCAAACGGCTCAGAACGCTCCGTGTTTTGGACACCAAGTAAGTCCAAACCCTTACTATAAGTCTCTTCCCAGTCCCTGCGAGACTCATAATCTTCCTCATACAAGCCGACCAAATCGCTACTAATTTCACCCAAAGTGCCATCATCTAAAAACTCCGCAAGGTTTGCTGTGTGGTCAACTATTTCAACCTCCACGCCCTCTTCATCCATTTCACCCATTGCTTGGACAATCGCTCCACCCTGTCCATCGTCAATGACTTCCGCTCCGCCGCTGAAATCTGCGGCCTCCATAACGTCTACCTCAACGTCGGGAAGACCTTCGGTCGCTTCAGGATCAACCCCTGAATCTACTAAACTGCCCATAGGGCGAGGTGGCATAGCCATCAGTAATACTCCCGTCTACGAGGAACGTACAAATCGTCCTCTTCCTCTTCGCCTCGTAAAGAAACGAAGCCGCCCTGACGAAACCTCATCAAGGCTAGTGTCATGCTATCACAAAAGTCATCGTGATCTCCATTAGGAAATGAAACCACTTCCTCAATGACTTCATCAGCAAACTTCTCGTGCATCGGTGCCCACACAATTCCAGCTTCAAACAACGGCGCAACCATGTGCATTCTAGTTACTTTATCATTTCCTTTGCCCGGTGAGAAGCCCAAGGCTGGAATACCACGAAGCCGCAACTCGTCAATGAGTGGTGTACCCGTCGCTTTCGCTTCGACCAACACCATGTCTGGCTCCCAGTATTCGTGCTCCTCATACGCAATCTCCTTGAGTTCAGGGAAGTTCCAACGCCCTCTTCGAGCGTCCATAAGTATGATGTTATCCGGACCACCGTCGTCAGGCGTAAACACACCCCACGTCGTTATCGCAGAATAATCCGCTGTTTCTTTCTTCGAAAACGCAGTGTCATATGCTTGAACAACGTACTGAATCGCCGGGATCTGTTCTTTCTCCCAGTCTTTCCACCACTCTCGTTTGACTATCGCACTCTCAGAAGCAGTAGGCTGTTGCTGCCACTGCGCATTCCACTTGCCCACAGGCAGCGAGGCTTTGATCGAAAGAAGCGCCTCTTTCTCCCAAAACTCAGGCCATAACGGCTTGTCGCTCGGCATGATCGCAGGAAACTCAACAACCTCCCACTTGTCCGACATAATGTCGCCGCCCTGCGCTTGTACCAAACGGCCCGTCAAATCCTTCTTACCCCAACGGGTCATAACCAAAATGATCGCACCACCCGGCTGCAAACGCTGTCGAGGCCCAGATGTGTACCACTCATATGCGTTGTCGAACGCACTGTCGCTCATCGCATCCTGCTCCGAGTGAGGGTCGTCAATTATAAATAAATCCGCACCGCGACCCGTAACCGCTGCTCCAACACCCGCAGCAAAGTATTCACCGCCTTTGTCCGTCTGCCATTTACCCGCACCCTTGTTGTCCTCCTTCAAATTCGTATCCGGAAAGATTTCTTTGTAGGCAGGGTCGTCAATCAAATCTCGAACCTTACGTCCAAAACGAACCGCAAGCTCCGTGTTGTGAGTAGCCTGAATAATCTTGAGCTTCGGGTTGCGACCCAGAAACCAAGCAGGCATTAAGAAACTGGCAAACTCTGACTTCGAGTGCCGAGGCGGCATGTTGATAATTAACCGCTTTAACTCTCCACGAGCCACACGTTCTAACTGTTTAGAAATAACCCTGTGATGACGACCTTCAATAAAGTTCTCATACACATGATGCGCAAACGGCATAAACTGGTCTTGCGCTTTGGCTCGCAAATCCAACTTCTTCTTAGCTTCCGTCAGCGACAGAATCTCTTTTAGGGCTTCTTCTGGTAGGGCTTGTAAGTTCATGCCGTATTACGTTGGTACTCGTTGCCGTACATAAACGGATACATCTGTTGCTGCTGCTGGGCAGCGAGAGTAGTCATAATCCCGCCCTGCGGATCCTTAATAGCTGGACCCGCTGCGCCCTGCTGTTGCTGCCGCGGCTGTTGACCAAACCCCGCCGGGATAGGCGTGGGCTTAGTAATAGGCTGCTGCGGAGCAGGTCTCGTTTGTTCCAACGCTGAAGGCAGTGGAACTTGAGGCAGTTTCGGTGTCGGCCTATAACCTGCCCCCGCTCCCGCTTCCGGAGTAACGCCAACCGCTTCTGCCGAAATAGGTGACGGACGATCATCGTCTCCCCCGCGGCTTTTTGCAAACGGATCTTCCGCAGGTTGAATAAACTGAGAACCCAGTCCCTCATACCCCTCCATACGTTGACCCATATAGCCAAGAGCTTTTCCTTCAGCGTCTAACCCAAGAGACCCAACTAACTGATCTTTCTCATCGTAAACCGGAACATACTGCGCAGCGTCTTTTGCCTTAAACAAATCCGTTCCAAAAATCCCGCGTTCTTCGTACTCCCCTTGCTTCATAAGCTGGTTAGCTATCTCACGATCCTCATACGCCTCGTTGTACTTCGCCGCGGTGTAAAGCAATCCTGCGCCCGGTATAACCGCGCCCAATAATCCACCAATTACCATGTCCTTGGTGTTAAACGGATCGTACTTTGCCCCAGACATTTCCGTAAGCATACTCTGATCTAACGAAGGAATGCCGCCAACATAACCATACTGACGAGACGCCTGCTGCGCTTCCGCGGGGGTAAAGTTTTGCTGAGACAGCTTTGCTAACTCACTTGCTCGATCATCACCTATAATCGCACGGGCTCGCTCCTGACTGCTGCCACCAGACTCCGTACCAAAACCCCCCTGATAAGTAGACGCTCCCGAACCTGCGCTGCCCAGATTAAGTGATGCGCCAGCTTGTATCTGGTTTGCATTCGAAATCTGAGGATTGGATGCCATAATCTCCGCGACCGAAGTATTATTTTTTTCTGCAATCTCACTGAGCGTGTCGCCCGATTTAATAGTATATGCCATTTACGCTACTCCTACAGGCGGCGTTCTGCCTAAAAACGCCCCTATTCCTTCTTGCGTTACTTCGTTTATAGCAGGTTGTGGCTGCTGAATAAAGCTCGGAGGCACCATCGTCGCTCCGTAGCCCACGGGAACCTCAGTAAACTGATTAAACTGAGGGCTGTAATATGGTGTCGGATCCGTTGGAACCTGCTCCGGAATGTACGACACAGGCTCAGTAATAAACCCAGCCTCGTCCAACGTAACCTGCGTAGGCTGTGGACCTAAACGAGCCTGCTGCGGATTAAAGGCAGGAGCCTCGGGCATCTGCATCGCATACGCGTCAAACGGACCAACAGGCTGTGTGGGCTGCGTTGTGTACGTTCCCACCGGACGACCAAACGGATCGAAGGTCAGGATCGGGTTTCCAAACTCGTCTAACTCTACAGCCTGACCACCAACATAGGTTCCGCCGTCGCCGCCTACTCCTCCAACCGCCGTGGCTGGTGTAGTCGTGGTTGTCGGATCTGGTCTAGTAATCGGAGCAAACGGACCATCCGTTGTCGGAGTTACCTGATCTTCGTCGTCACCTCCGTCTTCCGGAGCCCCCGCCGTGGCTGAAGCAAAGTCAAACGTGGTTCCTGTCGTCGTCGCTGTCTTAATACGCTGCAATTCAGTCTCACGGAAACGCGTGTCTTGTACCGAGTCCACAAAATTCTGCGCGTTGTCCGCCGTAAATCCGTAGTTTTCTACCAGATCATTAAGCAACGCATCCTCTGTGACGTTGTTGTCTAGCTGGTTATTGATGTAATCAAACGAAGTCTGCGCAAACTCGGCTCTTCCTTCCATAATACCCAGTGCATCGGACAGTGTATCCACCTCATTCTGCACATTTACCACGTTCGTAACCATGGATTGAGCCTTATCGTACCCAAACCCGTTATCAATCATCTCCTGAATGATATCCGTAGTCTGAGAACCCGCCTCTAATTGCTCGTTAATAAACCCATACGCACCCTGCGCGAAGCTGTTATTTGCCTCCAAAAGGTCCGTATTTGACCGGATATCCGTGGCATCCGTAATCAATGCGTCCGCATCTAGCTCCGAAAACCCGTTATCAAGCAAATCCTGACGGATATCATCGACCGATACCTCGCCATCTAACTGTTGGTTGACAAAATCAAAGGCTCTCTGCGCAAATGTCCGCTGATCCTGCGCCGTTCCTAAGTCTGTCTCCAAACCGGACAAGGTTGACCGGGTGTCGTTGACGCTTGTAACCAAAGTCGACGCCGTATCTTCCGCAAAACCCTTTTCAACAAGCGATGCAGAGATTTCTTCCGCCGTTTTGCCCTGATCGAACATGGAATTGACGTAACTATACGCACGTTGCGCAAAACTCGCCTCCGTGCCCAGCGTATCAAGCTGCATCCCAAGGTCCGCAACCTTATCCTTGACCGTAGTAACGCTATCAACCAAGTTTTGAGCCGTTGTCTGGTCAAATCCGTTCTCAACAAGCTCATTTACAATAGATTCCGGAGTAATCTGCACCTCGGCGTCCGGATCTT